TGGACCATTGTCGCGGGAGTCCTTCCCGCCAGTGATTTCGGGGTCCAGAAACGATGCCAGCCCATCGCGGCTGGCATTTGTTTTGGGCCTGCGGAAATTAGCTTTGGCCGGACCAGGTGAGGGCAGCATCTGAGTGCCTACCTCGCCTGCCATTGCCATCGCACTGCGGAGAAAGCTTCGCAAGACCCCGGAGTCACGCTTCTGGCTCCGGTTCTATACGACGCTATTAGCTTCGGCAGGTCTCACCTATGAAGAAGTCTCTGAAATAGTGGGCATTTCCTCGCGCTCTGCGCGGCGGTGGTTTCAAGCGTATAAGCAGTATGGTGACAGCGGGTTAGAAGAGCAAGCCTTCAGTGGCCGTCCGGCTCGATTAACCCCAGATGACACAGATGCTATTCGTGTGGTGATCCGGAGCTCTCCGAGAGCCGCCGGGATGGATCATGACAGATGGACTGGCAAGGCACTTTCCGAGTGGGTACAACGGAAGTTCGCCATCTCGATTACCGACCGTCGAGGCCGACAAATCCTTAGGGAGTTACGCAACAAATAGCGGCCAAATCATATTTCCGATAAATTTCCGCTGCACCTCGCACTAAGTTTGATTAGATAATCTACGCCCTCGCCCCACCATTATGCTGGCGACGCACGGCTTGCCAGATCTGAAGAGAAGGACTTTCACCAGATGTATCGGAACAAAGCGCTTGCATGGGAGGCAGTGGAACTCTGCCCTCTGGAAGCTGTGGGGCGAGGCGTCCCTCGCGCGACGGACGGGCATACTGCGGTGGCGATAGGCCACGGCCTATTTTCCCGGATCGACCAACTGGCCGAGAAGGACGAAGGTCTGCTCTCTACTGTCCGCTCGGCGGAGTTGGCCTTTTGGGAGACGGCGACGATTGAAGACTGGATAGCCTGGACCCCGGCTGAGGATCCCAAGACAACGCCGCCCTGCTGGGAGGCCGCGTTCACCTACCTCGATGCGGTCGTCCCGGCATACATCGCGTGCTGTGCTCGCATGGTGGTTCACACCGCAGAACTGGAAGAATACATCGGGGCGTGCGTGCCGGAACTCGTACGTCGGGTGTTCGAATACAAGCTTTTGTTCTACGGCCGCAGCCCCTATTGGACTTCGGCTCGGGCACTACGACACTTCGAGCAGATCGCTCGGAACAGATTGGCGGTTTCCTTGGCGGATCTCCGGGTCCAGGCATGGAAGGCGGCTCCCGCGTGGCCCGCCTCCTGGAATGATATCCGTAAATCCACCGGCGACCGCGGAGAGCCGGCCGCCGTTGAGGACTCAGGGAACATCTTTCGCCGGGAGCAGGACTTCTGGGCCGTCTCGTTCAATGGGAAGGCGATAAGGATGAAGCATTCCAGGGGGCTGGGGTACATTGCTGAACTGCTTCGGGTACCCGGCAAGGAGATCGAGGCGTTGGCTTTGACCGGGCGGTGCGGCCCCGAGGGACCGGCTGTTGCCGCCACAGATACCAGTCTTCCGCTCGCGGACCTAACCACGCTGACGCAGGTGAGATCCGAACTGGAAAAGCGCAAAACGGAATTGGCGCAGCTGGCTCCGAACGATTGGGCGCGCAAGGGCGACCTCGGCGGCGAGATCGCTAAGCTTGAAGCTTACCTTCGAGATGTCCAGGGGTTGTATGGGCGCTCACGAAGGATTGTCGGGGCGAGCGAGCTGGCCCGTTCCGCTGTATCCCACAGCATTGCGCGTGCGATCCGCGGGATCGGGAAAGCCCATCAGGCCCTGGCCCAGCATCTCCGCGATTCCATCCGCACCGGCAATACGTTCCTCTATCTACCATCGAAATCCGTCGAGTGGCGTTTCTGAGCGGATTGTGACACGCGATGTCACAATCTGTGAGGCGATGTCCCAATTTGGGACATGTAATGTCACGCCTCTTTATTGAAGGTGTTGCCCGGCAATGAGTAAAAACAGCAGGTGGAAGGATCTGGTCGGGCCGGTGGCCGGCCCCCACCTTAACCCCCGCCGGCGACTCCCGAACGGTTCTTGAAAATGGAGGAATTTACGTGAGCGATCTCATGACCAAAGCTGCCCTTTCGGCCCCGCGCCGGCGACTGCTGGTGATCATGCAGCAGCTGAACTTCGGCCGCATCGAGGACCTGGAGATCCGCGACGGGGACCCAGTTTTCAGTCCCGCGCCCCGCATGGTGCAGGACATCAAGTTGGGCGGCGAGAACGGTCCGCGGCCGGAACTCGGCCACACGGATTTCGTGCTCAAGAACCAAGTCTCGGAGTTCTTCGATCACCTCTCGCGGCTACGGGATGGGACCGTCGAAAGCATCGAGGTCAAGCACGGTCTGCCATTCAGACTCGTGATCGAGATGGCCGGCTAAAGAAGGGACACACCAGACAAAGGCTGGCCGCGCGGCGGAAGTCTTGTGGGTGATGCTGGGAAGGGCAATCTCACAGGCTTCCTCTTTCATTTTATTGCCCCAATCCACAGCCATCCCCCACGATCTTCCTCCCGGCCAGAGGAGGAAACGATGATTCGACAAGACGGACTATCCCAGATCGACCAGTATGCTATCCGGAATATCGAATGCCGGGTGCGGGTATTGGTCGGCTGTTACGGCATCACGCCCGACGATCGCGACGATCTGATCCAGCAACTCTTTCTCGAATACCTCGAGCGCATAGCAGGCTTCGATCCGGAGCGTGGCCGCTACAAGACCTTCGTGAATTGTTTGATCCGCAACCAGGTGATCACCCTGATCCGGGCGCGGAAGCGGCAACTTCAGGAGGCGATACTGTGCGCTTTGCCTTCAGTCCCAGCGGAGGATCCCGACGACGAGACGCCCTCCGCCGGCGCCGCTGATCTCAGCGAGGACAACTTCCGAATGGCCACCGGACGCGCCACCCGGCCGGCGGCCGAGCTACTCGACGTGCGGATCGACGTGGACCGCGTCGTCAAGTCCCTACCTCCCCATCTATGCGAGATTGCCAACCGCGTCGTGGCCGAGGGAGTCGCGGACCTCAGCAAGGCGATGGGCCGCTCGCAAACGCGCATCTACCAGTTGGTCTGGAAGATGCGCGCGGCGTTCAAAGAATCTGGCGTGCTCCCCGCCACCGAAGCGGCCCGATGAGCCACGACAGCACCGTCGCCGTGGTCGCCTGCGACTCCGTCCGTATCGGAGATCCTATGGCGATCGACTCCTCAACTTGTCTTTGCACGACCCCCTGGCGTCACCAACGCGAGGCGGTGGGCTTCGTCCAGCAGCTCTACCGCCGCGGCAAACGCGGCGCCATGATCGCGGCTGTCATGGGCACCGGCAAGTCGGCGATGACCGTTTACCTGTGCGTGGAGGAACGCTTCCAGTTGATCCTCATCCTTTGCCCGTTGCGCGTGGTGCAGGTCTGGCGCCCACAGTTCGAAATGCACTCGACCCTTCCGTTCCTGGTCGTGCCGCTAGATGATTCTCTCGCGAATGTTCGTGCGAAACGCGGAGAGGCGGAGCGGCGGATCAAACTCGCCCAGGCTCGCGGCGTGCCGGTGGTGATCGTCATCAACTACGACTCGGCCTGGCGGCCGCCGTTCGCGGAGTGGGCGCTCCAACAGAAATGGGACCTGGTGGTGGCCGACGAAATTCACCGTTGCAAGGCTCCCGGTGGCAAGGCCAGCAGGTATCTCGCGCGCCTCGGGAAAGCGGCGCGGTTCCGGCTGGGGTTGTCCGGCACGCCGATGCCCCATTCGCCCCTCGACGTGTACGGCTACTTCCGCTTCATCGACGCCACCATCTTCGGTTGGTCGTACAACCGCTTCCGGCAGCACTTCGCTGTTATGGGCGGTTTTCAGAATCACCAGGTCGTAGCCTACGACAACCTCGATGAATTGAATCGGAAGTTCTACTCCGTCTCCTTCGCATGTGGGAAGGACGTCCTCGACCTGCCGCCTGAGATGCACGTGACCTTGACGTGCCAACTCGGAGCCGAAGCGCGCCGCGCCTACCGCTCGCTCCAACGGAACCTGATGGCGGAGCTCGATGCCGGCGAAGTCACGGTGGCGAACGCCTTGGTGAAGTTGCTCCGACTGCAGCAGATCACCGGCGGGTACATTCGCACCGACGACGGTCTGGATGTGCAGATCGACTCCGCGAAAATGAACCTCCTGCGCGACGTGCTGGAGGACATCGATCCGCACGAACCCGTGATCGTCTTCTGCCGCTTCCACAAAGACCTCGAGGCGGTGAATCGCGTTGCGGACGAGACGGGCCGGCACTCGCTCGAACTATCCGGCCGCATGGACGAACTGAAGCAGTGGCAGGCTGGCGAGGCCCCGGTGCTGGCGGTACAGATCGATTCCGGGGGTGTCGGTGTCGATCTCACGCGGGCCCGCTATTCGGTCTACTACTCGCTGGGCTTTTCGCTCGGTTCCTACGAGCAGAGCCTGGCGCGCATTCACCGGCCCGGACAGACGCGGCCCGTCGAGTACATCCATCTCCTCGCGCAGGACACGGTGGACGAGCAGGTGATGGTGGCGCTGGCGCGCCGGGCTGATGTCGTCAACAGCGTTCTGCAGCAGATGAAGGGAGGCCAGTAGATGCCCCGGCTCATTGACCGGTTGCTGGCCGCAGACAAATGGCGGGTTATCTCTGCCGGACTCCCTCGGGATTGCTTCGACGACGGCGGCACAGCAGGGCAAGCGCATATGGTGATCCGCAAGGATCTCGCTTCCAGCGTCGTCTTCTCGATCGACAATATCGCGGAGTACTACTTCGTAAATCACGTCCGGGCGGGTGGCTGCGATGGTCCGCAGGCTTTCCCGAATCTAGCTCAGCCCTACCCGCGCGCATTCTTCGAATACCGGCTTCAGCCGCACATGTATGACGCCCTGTTCGATGAGACGGACCGGGGAGAGGAGCGACGGCTTACCAACGTCGGCGCGCTTGTCATTACCTGTTCCCCGTCGCTTGTCTCCCAGCCGGATTGGGAGCAGCGGTACGGCCCCGATGGCGTGCAGCAGTCCCAATGCCAGTGGCTGCAATTCGTGAGCCTCTTGACCTCCAACGCTCTTGATCGAGATGTCTGTTGGATCTCTTACAAGGCCGTGCTTGCGTTGGCGGCAGATGGCACGCTGCTAGCGCAACCTCACATGAGCCTTTGGCACCTGCGTTCCGATATTCCCAATGTCATGACCGACGACATCTGCATGGCGATGGCGAGGCTCGGGCAGCTTGTCAATCCCCTGTTTCTGGCTACGTCCCTTCTGCACTGCAAAAACACCAGCACCGCCGACCACTGTCCGCCGCCAAAACTCAACAAGGCTTACGTGCGGCGCCACGGCCGTCCCCTGGTCTCTTACAAAACCCTCACGGTAACGCCCTTCATGGCTAGGCGTAAGGGTGCTGGAGTTTCGGAGGCGGCTGGAGAGCCGAAGGCGCTCCATCTCTGCCGGGGACATTTCAAGGATTACCGCAGCTCCGCCGGGCTGTTCGGCAAACACCAAGGCCTCTTCTGGTGGGACATGCATGCCCGAGGTGCGCCGGAGCACGGCGCGGTGGTGAAAGATTACGCAATCAAATTACCCGAATCAGGAGGCTCGCTTGAACACAGATGAATTGAAACGCTTTGTCGCCCTCGAAGAGCAGCGACGGCAACTCGAAGCTGAGGTCGACACCATTAAGGCCGAAGCTGCGGAACTCGAAGGTCGGCTGCTGCCGCAATTCGAGCAGAGCGGCACCGAGCGCATCGCCATCGACGGGCGCACCGTGTACGTCGAACGCAAGCTGTGGGCCAAGGCCAAGGACGGCGACAAGCCCGCTGTCTGCAAGGCTCTGAAGCGTTGCCGACTCGGCGACTACGTGGAAGAGACCTTCAACACCAACTCGCTCAGTGCTTATGTGCGGGAACTGGACCGGGAGGGCAAGCCGTTGTCGCCTGCGCTCGCCTCGGTCCTCGATGTTAGCGAAGTTTTCAAACTCAGAACCAGGAGAAGCTGAATGGCCACCAAAGAACTTGTGAAGAAGGAAGCTGCGAAAAAGGAAACCGCGATCAGCCCCTTCGTGATCTTCAACACGGAGATTGCTGACATCCGCGAAGCCATGAACGTCAACGTCGGAGACGGCGGCCTCACCGCTACCGACCTCGAACGCATCAAGATCCCCGCGGGCGGCGGGACCGCCTGGACCATCCAGGGGCTCGACGGCGAAGAGATGCTGAAGGAGTTGTCCGGGATCATCATCGCCTGGCGCGACACCCGGGCCTACTGGAGCGTGCCGATGGAAGAGTCCGACGGCAACATGCCTCCGGACTGCTATTCGCTCGACGCGCGCACGGGGGAAGGCGAGCCTGGCGGCAACTGCCATAAATGCCCGAATGCGGAGTTTGGCAGCGGCTCGAAAGGCGAGGGCCAGGCCTGCAAGCTGGTGCGCCAGTTGTTCTTGGTACGCGAGGACAACTTGCTGCCGGAGATCGTACACCTGCCGCCCAGTTCGCTGAAGCCCGCGCGGCAGTATTTCCTGCGCCTGGCATCGAAGGGCGTGCCCTGCTACAGCGTGATCACCAAGATCGGGTTGGAGAAGACCAAGAACGCTCAGGGCATTGTCTATGCGAAAGCGGCACTCACCTCCGGCGGCCGCCTGACGCCCGAACACACCAAGCGGGCCAAGGACTACGCCGCCATGATCGACCCGTTTCTGAAGGCCGCGCCCGCCGTGCCGGTGGCCAAGGATGTCGCCGAGACGGTCGAGGGTGAGGTCGTGTAGCGGATGGAGGCCGACCGCCAGGCAATCTGGCAGTTCCTGGAGCGCGTCCATGGCCCCGCGCGGGCGGGCTGGCTGATTCTATGGACGCGCCAGGACAAAGCGACCCGAGCGTTCAACTTGGGCGAGGAGGGCGCGCTCGACCAGGCGGTTGAGTACTGCGCCGCGCGGGCCTCCACCTTCGACGTGTACGCCGCCGTGGGCCTCCAGCGCGACAGGCCTGCCAACACCAGCCGGGGAGCGGAGCCTGGCGTGTCGGTTCTGCCCGGCTTCTGGGCTGACGTTGATATCGCGGGTGCCGCGCACAAGGCCGAAGCACTACCGCCAACCGAGCAGGATGCTCGAAGTCTCATCGATTCAGCGGGCCTGAAGCCGAGCCTCGTAGTGCAAAGCGGGTTCGGTCTCCAGCCCTACTGGCTGTTCCGCGAACCCTACCAGATTGAGAGTGCCGACGAACGAAAGCGCTTGAAATCGCTCTCGACGCGCTTCCAGTTGAACCTCAGGCTGCGCGCCAACGTGCGGGGTTGGACGATGGATTCCACCGCCGATCTATGCCGTGTGTTGCGCGTGCCGGGCACTTTCAATCACAAGGTAGATGGCGATATCCGGATGGTCACCGCCGAATACGCTGATCCCGCCTACAACCTCGATGACTTCGAAGACCTTCTTGCCGGCATCGAGGATCCGGGTGAAGGGAGCCGGGAGACGCCGTCACCATTGGATCTGCCGCCGGCCAGGTTGCCTCCGATCCTGGATGGCTGTGTCTGGATGCGCCATTGCCGCAACGACGCTGCCGGCCTGGCCGAGCCCGAGTGGTATCGGATGTTGACGGTGGTGGCCAGGTGCGAGGGCGCCGAGCGCTGGGCACATGACTTGAGCAAGACCTACCCGAAGTACTCCCGCCGGGAAACGCAGCAAAAACTGAAACAGGCTTCTGGCGACAAGGTGGCGCCGGTGACTTGCGCCTACGTGGAGTCGGACCTCAACGGCGGCCGATTCTGCGGCGATTGTCTCTTTCGCGGAAACGTGAACTCGCCCATCGCGATCGGCAGGATCGAAGGAGTCGAAGCCGGGACCGAACCAGAACCCGAAGCCTCGTCAGGCGATGATCCGCCGCCACCCGAACCGCCAAAGCCCGCCGAAGCCGCGGCGACGAAGATCGAAAAGTACACCGACCTGGGAAATGCCCGCCGCTTCGTGGCCCGGTATCGCGGGGCGGTTCTCTACTGCGAGGCGTGGGGCCGTTGGTTCCTGTGGGATTCCATGCGATGGGCCGAGGACGAACGGCTCGAGATAATGGCCCGCGCCGCCGACCTGATTCGCAGCCTGTATGCGGTCGCCAAGAAGATCAAGGACGAAGACGAAAGGAAAGCGTTCCTGAGCCACCTCATCAAGTCGGAATCGCACCGGTCTATTCACGCCATGGTCACGCTGGCGAAATCGGATCGCACGGTGGCGCGGCATCCTGATGATTTCGACAACGACCAGTGGCTGTGCGCCGTCAAGAACGGCACCCTCGATCTGCGGACGGGCCAACTGCGGTCCCACGACCAGAAGGACATGATCACCAAGCTCGCGCCCGTCGTCTACGACCCCTCGGCGCGATGCCCGAACTGGCTGGCATTCCTGGACATGATCATGCTTGGCCGGCAGAGCCTGGCTGATTTTCTGAAACGTGCGCTGGGTTCAAGTCTCACGGGCATCACCAGCGACAAGGCGATGTTCATCCTTTACGGGCCCGGTGGCGACAACGGCAAATCCACCATGGTGGAAGTCATCGAAATGCTCCTCGGGAACTACGCCCGGCGAACGCCGGTAGAGACGTTCCTCAAGAAACGGGAGGGCAGCATTCCGAACGACATCGCACGTCTCCGTGGCGCGAGGTTCGTTTGGGCCGCAGAGAACGATCGCGGCGTGCGGCTCGCCGAATCCCTGATCAAGGAAATGACGGGCGGCGACCGGATGGCGGCGCGCTTCTTGCATGGCGAGTTCTTCGAGTTCATGCCGACGTTCAAAATCTGGTTCGCGACCAACCACAAGCCCACCATTCGCGGCGACGCGGCCATCTGGCGGCGCCTGAAGCTCGTCCCGTTCGACTACACAATTCCCAAGGATCGCCAGAAGAAGCGCCACGAGGTCATGGCAATGTTCCAGTCGGAGCTGCCGGGAATCTTGAACTGGGCCATCGAAGGGTGCCTGGAATGGCAGCGCGACGGGCTGGGCGTGCCGGACGAGGTCATCAACGCCACGCGGGAGTACGAGTCGGAACAGGATACGTTCTCGATGTTCCTGGAAGAGAAATGCGTGCGCGTCGCCAATGCGCGGGTGCTTTCGCTCGCATTGTACCGGGAATACAAAACCTGGGCCGAGGAGCATGGGGAGACGGCTGCCAGCCACAAGACCTTCGCGTCCCTGATGAGCGAACGGGGCTTCGCCAAGTCAAAAACCATGAAGGGCGCGCTCTATTCCGGCCTGGGTCTGCGCACCGAAGACCACTACGATTCGCCGAAGGCGGCGCAAACGACGCCGAGGCAATCGCGCTTTGATCGCGACGATGACGGTGAGGAGGTTTGAGCACAACCCGTCATGCCCTATCGATTAAGCCCTTTAGGTTCAGTAAACGGATATGACGGATGCCGGCTTATGACGGATTTTCCCATTTTGCACACATGGCGCGCGCGCGCACACACACCTGAGAGCTAAATGCGAAAACCCGTCATAACCCGTCATCCGGCATTGATCCGTCATGGGGAGGTTGGCTGTGGATATTGAAGCTGTCCTGGACCGGCTCATGGAAGCGAGCGTCTCAGTTTGGCTGGACGCAGATGGCAAACTGCGCATCGACAAGGGTGCGTCGGAGGATCTAAAAGCCCTCGTCCGCGAGCACAACCAGGAGTTGACGGACGTGCGAAAAGCGCAAGCCGTGATGAACCGTCCAGGCATGCGATGCATCCGCTTGCCTTTGGGCCATCTTGCCGTCGCCTATCCCCTCGGCGCGGATCTGGATGAAATTCGCTGGGCGATGAAGGTGCTTCGCATGGACCCGATGCCGCTGGTGTTCAACGATGAAGGCTTGCGCTGGATGACGTGGGACGAGTGGAGGCTGCGCCGGCGAGTGCGGAACAGTCAAGACCAAGACCCGCGCCGGCGCGAGGCTGAAAAGCCGCCGAAACTCCAGTTCGGGAGAAAGACGGCATGATCAGCGAGCGCGCGATTGTGAAGGCGATCCTCACCTATCTGAACTCGCTGCCCGGGTGCCTCGCCCGCAAACGATGGGGCGGCGGTATGGGCGTGGCTGGAGATCCCGACATCACCGGCTGCATCTTCGGCCGGCACTTCGAGCTTGAAGTGAAGCGTCCAGGTGAGCAGCCGACGGCCCTCCAGGCGAGGCGCTTGCGCGAATGGGCGGCTGCCGGCTCCTTGGCCGCCACAGTCACCAGCGTCGCGGAAGTCCGCAGTCTGCTCCAGGAACGGAAGTATTTGGATGAGGACTTCAAGAATTGAGAGTTTCAGCGTATATATTCAATAGAGGCTCAGTTCGACAGGCCGGCGCAAAGCGCACCCTCCGAAGGTTCCCTCCCCAAGCCAATACCGAGAGACGGGACTCTCGCTAATCTCCTTCCCTTCCTTGCCGTACTCGAAGTGTGCCCAGATGAAGCCTGCCGAACAAATCCCTTACTACGCGCCAGACGGAACACCCCTCGGCTTCCGCTCGATGGAAGCGGCAACACGCCTGATCGAGGGCGGCTATGTAAAGCCATCCTACGGTCGCAAGGGCCATCTGAAGGCGATCTGGCTGCGGCGAGAGGACGGCGGCAGCCCGATTGAAACACGCGCCCCAGCCGGCACCCCTTACAGCTTCATCGAAAGCCTGGATCATGGCCGGTGCTGGAAACTTCGCCGCCTGGATCGGCGCGACGAAGACGGAGTGCTCGTGAGCACGCGGGGCGTCTTCCTGCAAGTCGTTGCGGAGTGCCTGGCCAGATGAAGATCAGACGGAGACAGGTCGGCGGGCGGTACCTGGGTTGGGTCCGCGGCGCGTTCACACGAGGCCCCAACAAATCAACCGCGAACGTGAAGGTGCCGAAGGTGGTCCGTGCGGCGTGATCACCCGCTGCCGGATAGTCGGCGTGGCTGACGCGCAGCAGACGGCGCTGACGATTCGCGGCGCGCGTTCGTAAGCGGCATGTCGAGGTAGCCCGCAGGAATTCAGGGACCTGACCCGGAATCGGCGGCCGCGGCTTGAAATGTTGCGCAGTTTGCCTAGTTACAGAGGTTTACGCAGGTTGTCACTTCAGGTTGTCACCCCGCCATGGAGCCGCTTGGCCAGCCGCCAGCTTGGATTTTCTTGACTTACGGCAGCGTATGTTCGGGCATTGAGGCGGTGACCGTGGCCTGGGAGCAGCTGGGCTTCCGGCCGGCATGGTTTGCCGAGATCGATCCGTTTTGCTCCGCGCTCCTGGCTCATCGGCACCCGGGTGTTCCCAACCTTGGCGATTTCACGACCATCGAAGAAAGCAGCCGTCCAATCGACCTTCTGGCCGGAGGAACTCCCTGCCAGTCCTTCTCCCTCGCCGGCAGACGTGGCGGCCTGGAGGATGCGCGTGGCAACCTGGCCATCGAGTTTTGCCAGCTTGCTGGCCGACTGCGGCCTCGGTGGATCGTCTGGGAAAACGTCCCCGGTGTTCTGTCCTCGAACGGCGGGCGGGACTTCGGCTCCATCGTCGGGGCGCTGGCGGAACTCGGGTATGGTTGCGCCTGGCGAGTGCTGGACGCTCAGTTCTTTGGAGTGCCCCAGCGACGCCGTCGTGTCTTCGTTGTCGGACATCTTGGAGACTGGCGGCGTGCCGCAGCGGTACTTCTTGAGCGCGAAGGCCTGTGCAGGCATACTCCGGCGCGCCGCAAAGCGCGGGAAGACGTTGCCGGATCTCTTGGCGGCGGCACTGGCGAGCGTAGCTGGTGCAACGACCTTGACCGGTCGGGAGCGTTCGTGTCCATGAGCCTGAATGCAAAGGGAGGCTGTGGGCGGCTTGACGGTGAGAGCGAAACGTTCGTGGCATCCGGTTGTGGCTATTGGAACGAATCGGAATCGGCGGAAACGCTTGGGACGCAGGGGCGTGCGCTTTATGAAAGCACCGCCATCGTAAGCCCCCTGGCACCGACGGCGTTCTCCGCGAAGGACCATGGAGCCGACGCCGGTCCACTCGCGCCGACGCTCCGCGCGATGCCGCACGACCGCAGCCATGCGAACGCGGGTGGCCAGGTCGCGGTGTGCTTCGAGAGTCGCGTGGCGCGCAACGGGAGGGGCGGTCCATCCGGAATTGTGCCGCCGCTCAAGGCGCAGTCCGGCGGCACTGGACGGGGCGACGCCGCTCCGTTGCTCGCCGTCGGCGGGCCCCTGGCGGTCAGGCGATTAACCCCGCGGGAGTGCGAGCGGCTGCAGGGGATGCCCGACGATTACACGTTGATCCCGTATCGAGGGAAGCCCGCCGCCGACGGTCCTCGGTACCGGGCGATTGGAAACTCGATGGCGGTGCCAGTGATGCGGTGGATTGGCCGCCGGATTCAGATGGTGGACAGCATTGGCGGCTGAAACTCGTGTCCCGCCCGCCATGGCGCGACAAATCGAACTGTGGCCCGTCGAGCGGCTGGTGCCATACGCCAGGAATGCACGGACGCATTCCGACGACCAGATCGCCCAGATTGCAGCGAGCATCGTGGAGTTCGGTTTCAACAATCCCGTCCTGGTGGACACCAGCGCCGGTATCATCGCCGGCCACGGCCGCCTGTTGGCCGCGCGGAAGTTGGGGCTGGAGCATGTGCCGGTGGTCGTGCTCGATCACCTCAGCGAAACGCAGAAGCGTGCGTACATACTCGCGGACAACCGGATCAGTGAGAACGCCGGGTGGGACGAAGATACGCTGGCGGCGGAACTCGGGGAACTTCAATCTGCCGATTGGCGGCTCGATCTGCTGGGCTTCTCCGAGGAGGAACTGGCCAAGCTCCTGGCAGACACCGAGCCTGCGACAGAGGCTCCTGCGGCGTCGGAAGAGGAGATTTCCGAAGCGCCGGCAGAGCCGGTAACGCGGGCCGGAGACGTCTGGTTGATCGGAAAGCACCGGCTGATTTGCGGGGACTGCCGCGACCACGGGACGCGCGCACGATTGTTCGACGGGCAGAAGGCGAACGTAGTGATTACCTCGCCGCCGTACGCTACGCAGCGCGAGTACGATCCCGCGAGCGGTTTTAAGCCGGTGCCGCCGGAAGAGTATGTGGAGTGGTTCCGCGCAGTGGCCAGCGGGGTCGAAGCGGTGCTGGCTCCGGACGGTTCTTACTTCCTCAACATCAAGGAACATGCCGGCGACGGGGAACGCGACCTCTACGTGAAAGACCTTGTCATCGCGCACCGGCGGCAGTGGGGCTGGCGAT